AAATATCAAACCATAAAGAGGTTTTTATTAATGGGAAATTCTAAAACAGATTTGGGTGAAGACTTCATTGCAAGTGGTATGACCTTGATCACCGATCCTCGCTCAGATTTTTATCTGAAAGAGGATCAGAAGAAAAAATTATTGAAAGAAGTGGTAAATGATCCTGGTAAAGAGTGCGATACGGATAACCTTGATAAATAAGTCAAGAAAACTATACAGGACCAATGGCGCTTCCACGGGTTTCTAGAGCATTTAAAGACATCAGTCTATCTTTTGAACCACATCCCGTGACAAAAGATCTGCCAATATTGAAAAATGAATCTGCAATACGTAGATCCATTATGAATTTGGTACAAACGATTCCTGAAGAGAGATTCTTTGAACCTCTTTTAGGATCAGATGTACGTTCTAGTCTATTTGACTTCGTTGATTTTGCTACTGCATCGGTTATTCAAGAACAAATCCTTGAAACGATTGAAAATTTCGAACCAAGAGTTGATAACACTATTGTAGAAGTTGATCCACAACCAGACTCGAACTCATTTGATGTAACAGTTATATTCGATATCGTTGGCCTTGAGTTTCCGACACAAGAATTTTCGTTTTTACTAGAGGCAGCAAGGTAATAATATGCCTTTTACCAAATTTACAAACCTAGATTTTGATCAGATAAAGATCTCAATCAAAGATTATTTGAGAGCAAACTCAAATTTTAGTGATTTTGACTTTGAGGGATCTAATTTTTCGGTCCTTATCGATACGTTAGCATATAATACTTACATAACGGCGTTCAACTCCAATATGATCGTTAATGAATCCTTCTTGGATTCTGCGACATTGAGAGAGAACGTCGTTTCGTTAGCAAGAAATATTGGTTACGTACCACGCTCTAGAAGCGCGGCACAGGCAACGGTAGGATTTGATATAACAACTAGCAGTTCCTCCTCTACAATGACCTTACAGGCGGGTCTGGTGTGTGTTGGGAATACAAATGACACGAACTTTGTCTTCTCAATTCCAGAAGATGTTACTACAACTATTAATTCTGGTACTGCATCGTTTAGTGATTTAAAAATTTTCCAAGGAACGTTCCTTAAAAAGACTTTTGTTGTTAATGGATCTATAGATCAAAGATTTATTCTTGATAATTCATTCATCGATACATCAACAATTGTTGTAAAAGTAAAAGGTATTGCTGATACTGGTGAAGGAAGGGAATATTCATTAGCATCAAATATTCTAAACCTGAATGAAAACTCCGAAATCTTTTTACTTCAAGAAGTTCAGGATGAAAAATATGAACTGTTGTTTGGTGATGGATACTTTGGTAAGAAGTTAGAAGATGATGCAGTCGTTACTGTATCCTATATCATCACTGATGGTAAGGATGGTAATGGACCTAGTAACTTCTCCTTCTCAGGTAGGGTTCTTGATGGTGATGGGAACATTGTTATTCCTTCATCAGCAATCACAATCAATACTACGATTGCTGCATCCAATGGTGGTGACATTGAACCTATCGAATCGATCAAGTATTTTGCTCCTAGAATCTATGCTTCACAGAATAGAGCAGTAACAACTCGTGACTATGAAGCAGTTATTCAATCAATCTACCCTAATACAGAGTCTGTCTCTGTTGTTGGTGGTGAAGAGTTAGATCCTCCACAGTTTGGTAATGTTTTGATCAGTATCAAACCAAAGAACGGTAATTTTGTTTCCGACTTTGATAAGCAAAATATTCTTACAAAATTAAAAGAATTTAGTATTTCTGGTATCAATCAGAAAATAATTGATCTGAAGGTTCTTTTTGTTGAGATTGATAGTGCTGTTTACTATAACAGTTCACAAGTCACAAGTATTAATGATTTAAAGACAAACGTTAATACTGTTTTGAATACTTTCTCTACATCAAATGTCAATCAGTTTGGTGGTAGATTTAAGTATAGTAAGTTAGTACAGACGATTGATAATGTTGATGATGCTATTTCATCCAACATTACACGTATTAAGATTAGAAGAAATTTGAATGCATTATTAAATGCACCGACACAGTACGAATTGTGTTACGGTAATCAGTTCCATATTAACGAAAGTGGATTTAATATTAAGAGTACTGGATTTACAATCTCTGGTAGCAGTGATTTATTTTACTTTACCGATGTTCCTAACAAAGGAACAAACGGAAAACTGGATGGAAGTGGTAAAGGTGTTCTTGTTATCACCAAAGATGAAAGAAATGCTGAAGGTGAGTTTGTAATTAGCAGAACACTTAATCCAATTGGTACTATTGATTATGTTAAGGGTGAGATTATGATCAATACAATGGTCATCACATCTACTGAAAAAGATAATAACGTCATTGAGATTCAGGCAATTCCAGAATCAAATGATGTTATTGGTTTGAAGGATCTTTATCTCTCCTTTGACGTTGCAAATAGTAAGATAAATATGGTGAGAGACACCATTACATCTGGCGAACAGACATCGGGTGTAGGATATAAAACAACATCGAGTTACTTAAACGGAGAACTAAAGAGGATATAAGATGATACAAACTGGCTTTGAGCAGAGGGTTAAGGTTCAGCAGATTGTTGACAGTCAACTACCTGAATTCTTACGCGCCGAAAGTCCCAAATCTATTGATTTTCTAAAGCAATATTATATCTCACAGGAATACCAAGGTGGTCCTTCTGATATTGCAGAAAATCTAGATCAATATCTGACACTGGATAACTTCACTCAAGAAGTTATTTCTGGTAAGACGACTCTATATTCCGATATTTCATCAACTGATGAGGATATCCAGGTCTACTCGACTAAAGGATTTCCAAATGAGTATGGTCTGTTTAGAATTGGTGATGAGATTATCACCTACACAGGTCTGACTACTAATACTTTCACTGGATGTATTAGAGGTTTTAGTGGTATTCAGACGTATAGAACTGATTTAAATCGTGAAGAGTTAGTATTTAAGGAAACAAATAAAACTTCTCACGATGGTGGTGTAGAAGTAAAGAACTTAAGTGCACTTTTCTTACAAGAGTTTTATAAGAAGTTAAAATATACATTCACTCCTGGATTAGAAAATTCGGAGTTTGTAAGTGATCTTGATGTTAACAACTTCATCAAGGAGTCAAGTGCTCTTTACAAGGCAAAAGGTACAAAGGAATCATTCAAAATCCTGTTCAATGTTCTCTATGGTGAGACACCAACAGTTGTAGACCTTGAAAGATATCTCTTTAAACCATCTGATGCACAGTTCAGTAGAAGGGAAGTAGTTGTTGCTGAGAGGATTTCTGGAGATCCAAATAATCTTGTTGGACAAACGATCACAAACTCTATAGATCCTACAACAAAAGCATCTGTTTCTGAAGTTGAGATCTTTACAAGAGCTGGTATTGGCACATATTTTAAATTAAATCTGTTTGTTGGTTTTACTGATGCAGATACTGTTGAAGGAACTTTCAAAGTTCAACCTAAAGTAAAAGCAATCAACGCAGTATCTGTAGGTTCATCTGTCATTACGGTTGATTCTACTGTTGGTTTTGGATCAACAGGTACGATTGTTTCTGGTAACAACAGCATTTATTACGGCGAAAAAACAATCAACCAGTTCTTACAGTGTACTGGTGTTGATAATGCAATCGGTGTTTCTGATGATATTAGACAAGATCAAGTATTCTTTGGTTTTGAAGATGGTGATGTAACAAAGAAAGTTGAACTTCGTATTGGTGGAGTTCTTTCTAACTTTGAAGCGGTTGGCAAACCTTCTCTGGTATCAGAGGGTCAGATCATTCGCGTTAAAAATGTTGGTGAGGTAATCAAGAATCCAGAGACTAATAAGTCATTTAAAGAAACATTTGCAAACTCTTGGATCTATAACACTCCAGTTAGATTTGAAATTGATTCGATTAGTGGTTCAACATACACTCTTAGATCTACAATTGAAAAATCAAGTCTGAAAGTTGGTGATACTGTAGATGTTCTACAGGGTTCAACACAGACTGTTGCAGCAGCAGAAGCAAAAGTCCTGACTGTAAGCACAACTAACAAAGAGGTAACTCTCGGAAATCTTGGTGGATTTACTCCAGCAGCAGGTGTAGAGTATAGTATCAGAAGAAAACTCAATACTGTTTCCAGTACAGGAGTTGCTCTGGCATATGATGGCGTAACTTCTGATGCTCAGAATGTTTATCTTGAGAATGAAGAAACATTCTATGTTGCAGCAAACTCTTTGCCATCTTATGAGATCACTAAAGAGATCAAATCTGCAACCATTCCTTCTGCTAGTGGTAGCGCATTAGATAATTTCAATACAAACACCTTAAGATATACAACTCTTTCATTCCCATCCAGTGTTCCATTTATAACTGGTGATGAAGTTCAGTATACTGCATCGGATGATCTTTTAATAGGTCTTACTGAAAAGACATATTATGTGAAGGTATTGAATCCTGATAATAAGATAGAACTGTATGAATCACCATCTTTCATTGAAAGTAACACTCCCATTGGATTTGATGCAGTCAGTGCAACAGGTTCTCATACATTTACTTTAGCAACACAAAAAAGTGGATCTTTGCAACCACAAAGACTCCTTAAGAAGTTTCTCAACAGTCAAAACATCAAGAATGGTGTTGATGTAGAAACACTTCCAGGAACCACTGGTATGTTGGTGAATGGTGTTGAGATTTCAAATTACAAGTCATTTGATAAGATTTTCTTTGGACCAATCAAAGAAGTAATCAGTCTTAATGTTGGTGATGATTATGATGTTATTAATCTGCCCAATGTAACACTTGGAGACTCTGTTGTTAGTGGTGGAACTACAGCGTTAGTTAGACCTGTTGTTAGAGGATCTGTTAAGTCTGTTCTGGTTGATCCTCAAGACTTTGACATCCGTAGAGTTCAATCAGTCACCATTAGTGGTGGAAATGGATCTGGAGCGATATTAGAACCTATTCTTGATACAAAGTATCGTGAGGTTGAATTTGATTCAAGAGAGAGCACTGTAGGTGGTGGTATTGATATTAGTGATGACACTATCACTTTCCCCAAGAATCACAACTTGAGGAACGGTGATAAGGTTGTATATAACAGGAATGGAAATGCAGAGATTGGTATTGGATCATTTGATGGTAGTAATATCAACCAAACGTCAACTCTTCATAGTGGATCTGCATATTTTGTTGAAATAGTTAATACATCATCTATCAAGTTGTATGAAACTTTTGATAATTTTAATTCTGGTATCAGCACGGTAGGATTTACAACATCTGTTACTCAAGGTATTCACAAATTTAGACTATTTGATCCCAAACAAACTCTGCGTGAGATTAGAGTTATCAATCCAGGAAGTGGATATGAGAATAGAAAACTAACTGTAAAATCTGCAGGCATCTCAACTGCCTATAGCACGGTTAATTTCCATAATCATGGATTCAAAGATGGTGATATTGTAGTTTATACTGCCGATACCACTGCTATTGGTGGTCTTACAAGTGGAAATGAGCACCATATTCTCAAATTAGACAATAATTCCTTCAAATTAAGTGATCCTGGTGTTGGTACAACTGCATTTACAAACAATTATAAGAGAAGAAAGTTTGTAGAATTCACTGCACAGGGTGTTGGTAACCACAATTTTGCTTATAGAGACATTACTCTGACAATTGACGCAGAATTTGATGGTATAACAGGAGTAATTACTGCTACTCCACAGGTTAGAGGTAAAATTGTCGATCTTTACCTCTATGAAACAGGCACCGGATACGGTTCAACCATCTTAAATTTCCATAAAATCCCCGATGTTGCCTTTAAATCTGGTAAAGATGTCGAAATCAAACCAATTATCAGTGGTGGAAAGATTGTAAACGCTCAAATTACCAATCCTGGAACAGAATACACCAGTGCACCAGATTTAACTATTAATGGTGCAGGTATTGGAGCAAAATTAAGAGCAGTTATTGCAAATGAGAAGGTAGAATCTGTCATTATCCTCAATGAAGGTGTTGGATATGATGTTAATACTTCGATTGCAGCAACATCTATCGGAAGTAAAGCATCTGCTAGAGCATCTGTTAGAGATTTAACAATTGATCACAATGCAAGATTTGGTAATGAACTCATTTCAGAGGATACAGCGGGTCTGAAATACAATCTGGTAGGATATAGCACTCAGATCGGTGGAAATGCCTTCCAGGACGTTGTAGGCACCCATTCACCAATCATTGGTTGGGCATATGATGGTAATCCAATCTATGGACCTTTTGGATATGCAAACCCATTGGATGTTAACTCCGATGTTGTTCAGTTAAACACTGGATATACCAGATCTACATCCGATGTTGTCGATAGACCATCAGGTTTTGCCGATGGATTCTTTGTAGAAGATTACAAATACGACAATTCTGGTAATCTGGACGAATATAACGGTAGATTTACAAAAACACCAGAATTTCCTAATGGTGTCTATGCATATTTTGCTGGAATTTCTACTAATTTTTCAAATGGAACTACACAAGCAGAATTTCCATACTTCATCGGTAATGCTTATAGATCAACACCTATAACTCAGGATGTAGATCAAACTTTTGATTTTAATTCATCAAAACTGAGGAGAAATACGCTCCCATATAGAGCAGATTCACTATTTGCTTCAAATGACTTTATTGTTGAACCAAATGAAGTTATTGCACAGAGAGCAATTGTTGATTCTATTACAAAAGGTTCTGTAACTGACTTTAGAGTAATTGAACCTGGATCTGGATATGCTGCAAATGATGTTGCAAGTTTTGCTGGTCAAGGCGGTCTTTCAGCATATGTTTCGAAGATTAAAGGCAAGAGTATTGTTGACGTTAATACTACAACAGAGACCTTTACTGACTGTGTAGTTACCAGATCTAATGATTCCGAAGTTAAGTTGACATTTACGTCAACTCATAACATCAATGATCAAGATAGCATTGCTATTTCCGGTCTTTCGACATACATTAAGGGCCTGACTAAGACACATACGGTTGGTGTCAGTAGTGAAAGATTGTTCCTGATTGCTGATGTTGCTGCAAATGCAACTCCAGGATTTGTAACTGATATCTATGTTTCCAATGTTCCAGAAATCATCTCTGTAGGATCTACAATCGGCATTGGAACTGAAAGACTGTCTGTTCTTAATGTTTATGGTGAGAACAAGGTTCTGAGAGTTGCTAGAGGTCTCTCCGGTGCCGGACACACATCATCTACAGCAGTCAAAGAAGTTAGCAACACAATTACAGTTCCTTTGAGCACCAAAGACTTTTCATCTAGTGTAAATGAAAAGTATTTCTTTAATGCAGCATCACAAATCGGCATTGGTGCTACTGCAGGAATCGGCGTTTCGTTTGTCTATGCTGTTGGTGTAGATGCCAGATCTATCTCAATTCCAACTCAAAGCATTTTCTTACCAAATCATAAATTCAAAACGAACCAACCTGTTGTTCTTTCTGCTCCAGTTGGTGCTTCCAAGATTTCAGTATCAGATACTGCATCCAGTACAGCATTCAACATTCCTGACTCTACAACACAGAATCTGTTTGCAATTAATAGGGGAAGAGACTATGTTGGCCTTGCGACTCAAGTAGGAGTTACTACAAATGGGTTATTCTTTAGATCGTTTAGTCCAAATGGTGACAGTGACGACTACAAGTATTCTATTGCACCTCGTTTAGATCAAGTAACTGCAAAAGCGCAAAGGATCACCGCACAGGTTGCTGTATCTACAGACCACGGACTTGCTCACGGAGATACGATTTCTCTGGACTTGAGACCAAACCTTTCAGTTGGTATTGGAGTATCTACAGGCATTTTGGTTAAGAGAAATGCTGATGAGGAAAAACTGCTTGTTAATCCCATTGGATTTACTTCAGCAGTAGTTGGAACTGCTAAGAGTGAACTGTCAATTACTGCACACGGATTTAAGACTGGTGAAAAAGTATTCTACAACTCTTCAGACTTGATCGTATCTGGTCTTGAAACCGGTTCTTACTATGTCTATAGAATTGATGATGACACTATTCAACTGACTGAAACATTTAATGATTCTATTTCAACACCACCAACGATTGTAAGTTTTGCATCAACTGGTGGTGCAGGTCAGGAATTGGCAAAAATTAATCCACAAATCCCTGTTATTAAGAATAACAACCTTGTATTCGATTTGTCGGATGAATCTTTAAGTGGATATAACTTCAAAATTTTCTATGACAATCAGTTCCATAACGAATTGGTATCAGTTGGTGGAACAGTAACAGACTTTAGTGTAACTGGTGTCGGGACAATCGGTATCGGAACCACGGGAACAGGAACACTTACTCTCAAGTACAGTTCCCAACTTCCATCAAAACTTTACTATGGTCTTGAAAAGGCAGGATACATTAGTAGTTCTGATACATTCGTAGCAAATTATTCAGAAATTATTTTTGTCGATAGTAAGTATTCTGGCAATTATAAGGTTGCTGGTATTGGAACTACAACATTCCAGATTCCATTAGATCAAGTTCCAGAAGATTCTTCTTATGTTGCATCTGATTTAGCATTTGCAGAATATACAACAAATTCACCAACTGCTAGAGGTGGTGTCCATCAGATGACAATTACCTCTGGTGGTGAAGGTTATAGGAATCTTCCAGAATTTATAAGCATTGCATCGACTGAGGGTATCAATGCAACGATTCTTCCAGTCTCCGAAACAATTGGAAACATTAATGAAGTAATAATAAAGGATCAAGGATTCGATTTTTCTGCAGATAAGACCTTAAGTCCAGAAGCATTTGTGTCTTCAAACTATCGTTTGAGAGATAGAAACACTATCAGTTCAGTTAATGTTATTGATGGTGGTCAAAACTATATTTCTGCACCTGATCTGGTAGTTGTAAATCGTCAAGGTGAGCAAATAGATTCTGGTGTTTTGGAAGCAAATCTTCAGGGATCATCAATTATCTCAGTATCTATTGGTGCTGCACCTAAAGGATTAAGTGAAGTTGTTAATACAGTCTTTGCTCTCAACAATACTAATGGTGTTGGAATCGATAGTTGCACATCATCTCCTTCAGGTATTATCACTTGCAGACTGCAGACACCTATCCTTGGATTCAACACAGCACCATTTGCTGTTGGAGATAAAATCTTTGTTGAAGGTATCACAAAACTTGGAACTGATGGAGAAGGATTTAATTCCGCAGACCATGGATTCAAGTTCTTCCCTGTTACCAAGTTTACCAATACAAACCCTGCTGAAATTGAGTTTGATATAACAGGTATTACCACCAATGCTGGTATCGCCGTTACTACACAAAACTCCTATGCAACTTTAATCAGTGAGTCCAATTATCCATCTTTTGAAGTTATTCAAACACCGTTAGCACTTGTTGATGGTGAAAAAATTCTCACTCTTGATACTGCAACAAATGATTTTGTTGAGAGAGATCTGGAAGTTGTTGAGAATGATGGGGAACTTCTGAAGATCTATGGATCTTATGATCTGTCTCTCAATGAAAAACTTCTTGGAAAGACTTCGGGGGCAGAAGTAACAGTTGATTCCATTGAAGAAAATAGAGGTTTCTTCAATATCGATTATTCACTTGAAACTGATATTGGATGGCGTGAAGAGACTGGAATACTAAACCAAGATTCTCAAGTAACACCCGATAACGATTACTATCAAAATCTTTCATATACCGTTAAGAGTTCTCAATCATTTGAGACAATTATTGATCCTGTAAACAGACTGCTTCATACTTCAGGTTTGAAGAACTTCTCAGATACTGGAATTACTAATAACATTTCTGCTGGTATTGGAACTACCATTTCTTCAACTAGCATAGCACTTCTCGATATTATCAGTGATAGAAGAGTCGATGTAGTCAAATCTTTTGACTTTGGTCTTGATGTTGACGTATTAAATGGAAGATCGAAGTTTATCAAACTTGAAAACAAAAAACTTGCAGACTTCATTAAGTGTGATACAAACAGAGTATTGATTATTGATGACGTTAAAAAACAGTTTTCTAATAGTGATGACACTGAAGATCTGTTTGGTAATCTTGATTCTATTAATATTACTGATGGATATGCAAGATATCTACTTCAAGTAAGAAGTGTTGACAGCACTGAAATTCAGGCAACTGAAGTTATGGTTGTTCCTTCACAAGATAGAAAGTCTTTACTGACAGTTGAGAAAGCAAACGTTACTATTGGGCAAGCAAACAACCATAATACGAATACAACATTGAGTCTTGGTAGTTTTGTTGCAGATACTAACAACTTAGCATTGCAGTTTGCCCCAACTGAAGCATTTAATACTGATTATGATATCAAGATTCTTAAGAATGAGTTCAACACAACTCTGACTGGTATTAATACAAGAACAGTTGGTTTTGCAGATCTTGTTGGTGTTACAACCACAGTTGGTGTAGGAACAACGGTATCTCTGATTGTTAGAGATGCAAGCACCACTGAAGGTGTTTATGCAAATGTTGAAGTTGTCAATGAAGTATCTCAGTTGAGAACAGTTGTTGAACTGTATATGGACCACGATGGATCCGATACTTTTGTTTCAGAATTTTACTTTGATAATGATGGAACTACTGAAGCATCTGATAACTTCATTGGAACCTTCAGAGGAAATATCAACTCTGGTGTTCTTTCACTAGATTTTACTAACAGCACTGAAAGTGACTCAGTTCTTGTTAGAACTAGAGCAGTTGGATTTGGATCAACATCTGTTGGCGTTGGAACTTATAGATTCCTTACAGGATCACAACCACCAGAAACTGAAAATTCTGGAAGACTTCAAACTAACTTTGCACAAACTGTTGGTATTTCTACTCCTATCAGTGTTTCCAACTCTGATGTAACAACTTTGAAAACACTTGCAAGAGTTGGATATGGAAATACTTCCGCACTACACCAACTACTGGTAATACACGATGGAACATCAGCTCATACCGTACAATATCCTTATCTTTCCATTGGAAGTACCAGCGGAATTGGAACATTTGGGGCAAACATTAGCAGTAATGATCTGCTATTAAACTTCTTCCCAGACTCTACAATTTCTGGATCTCAAGAGATTGTTGTTCAAACTTATACTGAGGTTCTACAAACTGCTAGAGATCTTGATAATGTTGCCGATATTTTAACATATGGTCCAGTAAATGAAGAACTGTTTGTAAGTGGTTATAACGCTATTAATGGTGAGAGAAGTAATGCCACTGCATTTGATATGAAGTACGAAGACATTCCCATCTTCGCGAAGACTTTCAATCCATCAGAGACTACTGTCCTTGATAAAGGAACTGGCATCTTTACCATTGAAGATCACTTCTTCCAAACTGGAGAGCGTTTGATCTATGAACCAGGTTCAACTTTCGCTGGTATTGCTGCAACTGTAATGAATCGTGCAGGAACTAGTGTTGGACTAGCAACTGAAGTATATGCAATTAGATTGAACTCGGATCAGTTTAAAATTGCAGAATCCGCAGCAAATGCAAATTCTGGAACTGGTGTTACCTTTACCGATGATGGTGGCGGTAATGCTCACACCTTTGAGATGTTCAAGAAACTTAGCAAGTCTGTTATCTCTATCAATGGTGTTGTTCAAAGTCCAATTGCATTTACAGACATTAACTATGATCTTACCGATAACGGTGGATCTATTACCGGTCTAACATCATTCTTCTCAATCTCTGGCATTTCATCCATCTTACCTGGAGATATCTTCAAGGTTGATGATGAATATATGAAGGTTGAAGGTGTTGGTCTTGGAACCACATCTATTGGTCCAATTTCTGGAACTGGTAATTTCAACGTTGTTAAAGTTGAGAGAGGATTTGTTGGATCTTCTGCCACAGTGCACGATGACGGTGCT